GTTCAATGACCTTTGCCGGTTTCGACTGGGCTGATGCGGCGGAGGACATGGACTTCGAATCGTCACCGTTCGAAAATGCGTCGGTTTTTCCAATCGCCCTCCCTCTCACTGGGGCGGTAAAATTGGAGGATACGAATGTCACTCTGACGGTGAGACCTTCTCCGGGCCCGACGGCATCGTCCTCAACGTCGTCGGCACCCACACCGGTCGTGGCAGCCCCGTCGGTCGACCCCCCCGCAACCCCCCCCAAGAAAAACAGGGGTAAAAACCGGAGCGCAAAGGGCGCGGATGGCCCAAAACCTCGCGGGAAGGAATCGAACGATCCCTCGGCATCCACGCTCGTAGGCACATCTTCGGTGGCCCCGAATATACCTGCGACCCCTACACCGGCCCCCTCGAAACAGACGACGCTGACCCCAGCGCCAGGTTCAGACGCGCTCTCGAAAGAGCTACGCGCGTCACTGGCGCTTATGGTCCCACTCGCCGGGACTTTGTCCCCTCTGGTCTTGAGCCAGATGGTATCCTCACTACCATCTGGAAAGGAAAACCTGTCGGCAGCGACAAAGTGGCTCTCGGAGCGTACGCAGCGCAATGCTGCGCGCACATCGAAGAAGTCCGCGGCTGCCTCGGCCCGTTCATCAACATAAAATCTGCGGATTTGAAAATGGACGCCAATCCTGGCGTTCCGTTTACAACACTGGGATGCAACAAGAACTCGCAAGTGTTCTCGAAGCATTATGATTTGTTGGTTGAAATGGTAGCCGAGCAGGTTATCTTTATGGTTGTTTTCGGTCAGGAATTTCATCACCTAAGCAGTGATGATCTTATCGCATATGGAATTTGGGACCCCGTCAGGCTCTTCATCAAGAATGAACCTCACACCGACGCCAAACTCGCAGAAGGGAGGCTTAGATTGATTTCAAATGTCAGTCTTCGCACCCAACTGATCGAGAGATGGCTTTGCGGAACCCAGAACAGTCTGGAAATCGCCCAATGGTACAAGTTACCAGTGGCTCCCGGCATTGGCTTGGATGATGACTCACTAGCGCTTATAACCGAGCGTTTTATGAAGATTCTCAGCAATACCGGTGAGGTCGCAATGACCGATGTTTCAGCTTGGGACTGGTCTGTGAAGCCTTGGCTCTTGTGGGCTGATGCGGAACGCAGGAGGATCGCAGCAGGTGCGTCTTCGGATTCATTGTTTGCGCAGTTGCTTCGGCTTCGTGCGTATGCAACGGGTGCGTCGACGTACGCGCTCTCCGATGGCAGCCTGGTCGCACAGGGAACCCACGGCATTCAAAACTCCGGCTCATATTGTACGAGCTCTACCAATTCATGGATGCGAGTGATCTTATATTTGATCGCTCGTGAACTTGCTACTGGTGAAGAGATCCAAGAGAGCTGGTTAGATGATGTCGTGGCGATGGGCGACGATTGCGTCGAGGCACACTTTCCAGGTGTCGTCGACGAATACCTAAAGTTGGGGTTCAAGTGCTCTCTTTCGGCTACTAGTCGAACTGTAAAGGGGATTGAGTTTTGCTCTCACGAGTTTGACGGAAATCACTTGGCGGTTCCTACTGGCTGGAACAAGACCTTGTTCCGCTTCTTCTCTGGAAAACCCGGGGCTGAGTTGGTCGCTCAGTTGGCACAGTTGGAGTTTGTCCTCCGCCACCATCCTCGGAAGGAGGAATTCATGACCATCGCACGCGTTTACGCCTTCACTGTGGAGGCAAATAAACATGGCAAGACGCAAGACGCAGAAGTCGACGCGACCCCCGCAGAACAGGGGGCGGCGCCAACAACAGCAAAGGCAGTCGGGCCAAGTGCTCGGCGCGATTGACGCGACCATAACCAAGGGTAGCAAACCCGAAAATATCAAACTGGACCTCGCGGCTCTAGCTAAGTTGAAAGGCTTGGCGGTGGGTCATGATGAATACCGGTTCACGAACCTCGTGTGTACTCTCACCGTGGTATCCCGACTGCAAAATGATGGGGAGCTGATCGCTCGCGTCATTCAAAAGGGCTGGGTAACACCTACATCAACGGACATGAAGACCAGTGGCGCAAGCTATAGGTACGTCACGTCCCAGGTGTGGGGTGTATCACTATCCGGCCCTGGCGAATGGGTGAACGTCGCTAACCCTGGTGCATGGTTGCAGTTGGGAGGCCTAGGTCTTGAGAAAGACACCGTCGTCTCAGTGATGGTGCGAGGGAACGTCCAGTTCCGTTGATATTTCGAACGCCCCAGTTATGAATTCTTTTGGCAGTTTCTTTAGGAAGAAACCGCCCTGGTATATGCAAATGTAGTACATTTTGTGCTGCAGTCATTAGCTAAATAGCTCTTCGGAGTGTTCGCGAAGTTAAATGAAATGTTGTGATAAAGGCTACCAGCGATTTTGAAAGACATCTCGACCTACGTAGATTAATAACGTGGCTAGCGCTTCTTCTTGTGAGGTGGGTACGGATCTGAGGATGTAAATCTTGTTCCGTCCGGGCGGTGTACTGATTTTGTGACGTGAGCTGTGGCTCTTTTGCTGCAGTTTATGTCCTGGTCTTGTGGACCTTCGGACAGTCTCGATTTGTCTAATCGTGATCCCCACATCCTTTTC